AACCCAGAACCCAAGCCATTGAGAAATCTTTACGGACACGAACAAAGAAGTATGAGTTAGCTCCTAACTTCTTCCCCTCTGCACAGTTCACTGATGCTGTGTAGTGGGGTTGGGGTTTCCCCGCACACCCTTTAGCTTTAACGTCTATAGTTCTTTTTCCCAGAACGTAGTCGTGGGTAAATACTTTATCCCCCACGTATAAGGATTCAGGATACAGTTTTTCAAAAGCAACCTCCCCGATAAAGCCTGTCATTCTCCCAGCCCCCCTCGTAAATGAATTTGGAAGAACCCCCAAGTCTTCGCTACGTTCAAACGCTTCTTTAATATCGTCGCTGTTAGGCGTAAATATTAGCATCCCCTTAGTCCTAGAGAACTGAGGGGGTAGCTTTTTTCGTTTCATCCTTTAATAGTTCGTTTAATTAACCTGTCGTATGCGGGGAAGAAGACTTCTTCCATGCACCTAACTACAGCTTCTTGTTCAAATGTTTCACAAAAACCTACCCCCGAAATGCATAAGCTTGCTTCCATCAACTCATGCCTCAAGGTCTCTAAGCAATCCTTATCGCCTAGATCCTTGTGGATTGTAATCACTTTCTGGTCATGGCTATAGTAGCCATAAAGGTCTTGATCACTTAAATCTCTTTGAACAATTTTAACAGTCTGCCCAGCAACCCTCAGACTTTTAGGAACCCTCATCAGAGTAAAAGTTGTTGATCGCATTAGCATACACCGAAGCTAATCGACTCAAGTCAGATCTAATCAAAGCCACGTCACTCTTGTTTGATCCAAAGAAAGGCTCCGCGATACACGCATAACAGGGAGTCTTTCGTAGAAACATGGAACCTCTACTCCCCCTTGAGCGGGACTTAACACCCCTAGCTTTTAACTCAGGGTATTCGCTGACCATTGATTCGTGAATCTTGTATGCTAAAGCCTTACCCCCTCTACTTGATTCCCAATGCAACCATTCATGGCCCGTGGCTTTGGGTCCAGCAGCATTGAAATGGAACTCGATACAGGCATCAATTCCATCTTTACGCATACGCCTAGACACATTGTTAATCGCCCCCACATAACTCGATGCACCATAATCATCGTAAATCTTGTAAGGGACTTTAAGAAGTGGAGTTACCAAGGGCATCAAGTTAGAGTTAAATTCGTGTTCACTCACACTATCATCACCAACAGTGTAAGCTCCACTATCTCCCCTCCTCGAATGTCCTATAGCTAACCCAATCATTTACTCTTTAACATTTTGTATATAGTCACAGCAGCTACTACGATACCTCCTACAAGGGACAAGATACGGAGCCAGTATTCGAGTTGATCTTGATAAGACAAGATGACGCCTATTGTTGGGGACACAGCCCCTATAAGGGGCATAAGTAAACTATCTTTCATCATTTTGAACCAATAATAATTGCTCTCCTATAGCTGTAATCGCTGTGGAATTTGTGATCTTCGCGACCTACTAAGCTGCCCTCACAGAACTGATATGTTTCTCCCTCGACTAGTGTGACTGTGGGTGGGTCATACATCGCGCTTGAGTTCGCGGTGGAGTCGTTTAGCAATCCGCTCCAACCGCAACTTTGCAGCAGGGCTACCATCAGCAGCAAGGGAGTCAATTTCATCTTCAAGTTCATATACAAATCGGCGATGTTTTAATTTAATGTAGAATACATAAGCCTGTAGTGCGGCGGCGATTGCCTTAATCATTTCTTGGCTTTTCCGATATTCAATGCCGCCCATTCAAGCACAAGGTAAAGCTTTCGGACAATGCCATCATCTTTAGGTGTGGGGGTAAGGGCGCAAATTGCGGAGGCAGCAGCCACGATAGCTGTGGCGACTGAAATAAGACTGTCTCGGTTTTCTAGGATATAATTTAGCATGGTTACATTACGTTAGGGATTCTCGAACCAGATCCGGTTGGATCAAAGTTAACTGCGGGTTTAGCTGACCCCCTGTAGGCGTCTAGCTCTTCTTCTAAAAGTTGTTTACAAACATTCCAGTGGTAGTTGGCGCGTTCCAAATCAGCGTTATCTTCAGCTACAGTCCCCAACAAACCATGTTTGATTGCGTTGAGACTACTGGGTCGAACTATATCGAAGCTGTTAATAAGGTTCTTAAATTTCCTTTTAACTAAAACTCTAATTGTTTTCTTGGTGGCATTTGAAATGTCATTGCCCAACCTATACCTTCGAAAGCTGTTGATTTTGTTTGCTTCTTGAACTGTTCCCAGTTCCAGCTTGTCAGTGGAATCAGCAACATTAACGGCTGTGATCTTTACAGGAGCAGGCAGAGATGAGTCTCCATTTCTAATTTCAGTGATTGAAGTAAATTGAACTGAACCAGATGAAATACCAGATCCGCTCACAGCGGTATCAAGATTAGGAGTATACGTCTGTGTAATAGGCGTAGAAGCATTGCTCAGTCCTGTAATAGTAATGAAATTAGTCGAAGTTCTAGGAATCTCCGTTGCAGGAGGAACAGGTTCGATGCTAATTGTATACGCTTTGGATGCTTCAAGCTCGTTTACTGCGGGGGCGAACCCATCATCAACCAAACCATAACCATAGAGAGTAGAACCATCTCTATTTCTCCCAGTAATTCTATAGTCATGGAATTGTGCTTTTGCCCTGACTGGGTCATCGTCTACCATAGCAGACACAATAGACTCCGAATCATCAGGTAGTGTGAAGTTCCCGTCAGTAGTTGAGATAGTAGTCTCGTATAGTAAATCCCGCCACATGCCCATCGCATAGAGTCGGGGCATGACTAGATTTAGTTCCTGAATAAATGAGGAACCTACGGTTTTATATTTAGAGAGGGCTTCTTCTACCCCCGCTACGGTAAGAGTAGCCATAAGGATATCTTAATTTAATATCCTTAATCAGTCAAGGCGGGGCTGGGTTAGCCCCCAGTGCAGCAATTAGTAGTCTCTGTGTCAGGTTCTTTTACTACTTTCAAGCCCTGTGAAGCACTAACATTAGCGGCATCGAGAAGGCTACCTGTCCAGTTTGTGCTTTCTTCATAAACCTCTGCAGTTCCTGTAGCGACAGGAACACTGATACTCACAGAAGGTAAGGAACCTTTAATTACAGACACTGGAGATCCTGCAACTGGAACAGACACAGGAGACGCCTCCCCCTTCAGGAATTTCTGTGTATCAACTGCATTAGCAATGACTGTCGTATCGGTCATGTCCTTTTTCAAGCCAGTCACCGGAGACGCTTCACCTTTAAGGAATTTCTGACTGTAGTTAGCGCCCGTAATAACAGGTGTGGTCTGAGGATTTCTAACAACATTAGTCACTGTTCCTAGTGTGTCCTTGAGAACTGAAACTGGATTAGTTCTACCAACCACGGGTGTGGTAGACGCACCAACAATACCCCCACTAGTTAAGACTAAATCCTTAACAAACCCCGTCTCTTCAAGATCTCCAACAGAGTTGCCCACAATTCCGTAACCCGTAGCCGCAGTAACTGAACTAACTGCCGTAGCAGTTGTTACCTGATCTGTAGTTCCATCATCAGTAAGTAATCTTGGGAAATCAGGGGGATCGTCTTCGCCACCACCACCACTGGAACCGCCACTACTTGAACTAGCTGAGATTCCTAAAACCCAAATATATAGGTCGTTACCGTATTCATCTTCAGCAAGAACTTTATACTTCTCAAGCCCAGCCCCCTCTACAACACGACCACCTTTCCACATGTTCGTATGTTCTTGAGAAGTTACTCCCGTAACGATTGTCCCATTACCACCACCTGTCCAAGCATCATCAGTTGTTTTACCTGTGGCAACAGAAACAGTAGACCCGCCCGTGTAAGCATTCACAGCGGAGCTTCCACCTGCATATACTGTTGTAGAGTCTGATGAAGTTGGGGCAGCGGCAACTGAAGCTGTATCATATGCGTGGACTGCTTGAGTTAGCATGTCCCCACCAGACCATGCAAATCCTCTATCTGATTCAGCGTGGGGTGGTGCAGCGGATGTTGTAGTTCCTCCAGTGTATGCGTTTCCTGTTGAACCCCCAGACCAAGCTGCCGCTCTATCTGATTCAGCATGGGGTGGAGCCGCCGAAACTGGAGTTCCTGATGCGGTTAATACATCAACCTTATCAGAAGAAGTTGGGTATGCTGCAGCAGTAACGCTTGAGCTTGAAGAGGAGTATCCTGTTACAACTGTAACTGTGCTTAATTGTTTCTTAGGTAGTGTCTCGACAGGTAAATTTACCATGTCGTTTACTAAACCATCTTCGACAACAGCCGCTCGTTTAGCCCCCACATACCATTGTTTGTTGACATTGTTGCCCCTGACTACAATGGAGTTAGCATTAGCTTTATCAAAGTTAGGGTTGGGCGTATTACCATCTGCTAGAAGCTCCCCATCATAATGAACTCTTATCCTAGCTTTACCACAAAAAGGGTCGCCTAAAGTTTCTGGATTGCCATTCGAATCCTGCCCAATCACCACCTTAGATTCACACGAACCACCTATATCTTTGATGGTTCGAAGATCTTTGAAGTCAGAAGCTTGAATGTATTCTTTATAAACATTTTTGCCCCCACCTATGTTTCGAAGGCTGTTATACCCCTTCACCCACCACAAAGGACCACGGTGACCTCTTAGACCACCATATAGTTTAACTTCTCGCGGGTTGTCTTCCCTATCACTCCAGTGATCTCTATCTAACTCGCCATCCTTTATGTAAAAAATAGGAGTATTGTATTCCCCGTTTACCCCCTGTCCGTCTTCATCTTTTAGAATATGTTGAGTTGAAGAGGGTAAACCTTCAGCCGTATGTAGCGTGTATGAGGAGGTCAGACCTTCGGAATCTCCTTGGAGAAGGATTGCCCCATGCGGGTCCGTTTTAAATTTAGTGTATACTACACAATTGGAAGATACACTTATGATTGTTTTATCTAGTTCGTGTATTCTGACCGCACCTGTTTTGGGGTGAACCTCATACAGGTGGGCTTTAGTAACACAAACCTGCCCATCACCATCAGGCTCGTATCTATATGGTTCATGCTCTTGCCGTGGAGCAATATCCACATGAGCTACTTCTCTATCGGGCAAAGGTAGCAAACCCATTA